GATTAGTTCCTCTGTCCGTCCAGCCTGTAGCATATCACTAGCATCCTTGAGGGGAAGCTTAGCAATCTTAGCCTTGTTGGGTGGTAGGATAGATGCACAGTCTAGTGCTGCCTTCTGTCCAACCTCATCGCTGTCGAACATAAGAACAATACTGTCGTATTTAGACAACCATTCAATAGACCTAGCGATAGCTTTCTTTGCTGAGTCTATTCCCTGTGGGATAGATACTACATCCCACTTGTTATTAAAAGCTTGGCTCAATGATAGTGCATCAAGCTCCCCCTCTACGATAGTAATCATCTTACCACCGTCACGGCAGAGATGCTCACCATACAGGCCAGCCTTCTTGATATCTCCTAACACCACAAAGTCCTTGTTAGGAAACCGTAGCTTCTGTCCTACAAGCTTACGGTGTTTGTCGTAGTAGTTAGCTACCTGAACCTTCTGCCCCTTGAAAGTAGACACCCCATAGTTCCAGTGTTGTACTGTCTTGAGGTTTAGCTTCCGCTTACTGAGGGCTAGGTTCTCTACCTCTAGAAAAGAGGTGTTAGATTTTACAGGTTGTTCCATCTGTACGTCTTCTCCTTCGGCTGGTGTCAGGGTCTGGCACGAGAAGCAGTAGTGTTTACCATCGCTGTATAAAGCATTGGCATCACTACTGCCACAGTGAGGACAGGCTTCATGCCTTATGAACTCACTAGTCTCTTGCACCTAACCCACTCCTTAAGATTTTTACAGTGTTCTCAAGACCATTAGCTATCTCTAAAATAAGATCATCATCATACTTGATGTCATCTGATAGCATAGCATGTGCCATGTCATAGTAGTTTGTATGTTCTACTAGCTCATGCTGATCTACATAGACTGATACACTCAGTCCGTCACTACCAAACTCAGCGTTCATGTCTACTTCGGATACCCATTCTTCTCTTACATCAATGACACTCATGCTGCTACCTCAATGTCTTCTTGTGGTGATTTATAATTTAGTTCACCCTCAAAGTAGATTACATCGTCTACTTCCATGCCTTCATCAAGTAGTGATTGATAATGAGTGTGCATAGCATCGTGCATGTCCTCGCCCTCAACCCACTCAACTATCATGTGTTTGGTTTGAACACCTTTAAGATAATATATGTTGTTATATACTACTGTAAACTTTTTCATAACCACTCCTCTGGTATTGTTCCTTCTGCCCAGACAAAACCTTGACGGTCTGCCCACTCACCACAGGTCATCTTAGACCCATCCTTTCTTTTCTTAGCACCCTGTATTGTAGCCTTGGCGTTCTGAAATACAAAACGTATGTCCTTGTCAGGGTACTGTGCCTTGATAGCCTTCATCTTACGCTGGCTATCCTGCCGGAAGTACCCCTTCAGTTCTACAATCATAGTATCTACTGCTAAGTCAGGGATGTAGTGGCGTTCCACATAGTACGCAATCTTCTCTGGTTCGTACTGATATGGAACACCACGTTCATCTAGGTCTGAGATAACCCTTGCCTCAAAAGTCCCCTTCGTCATCGGCATCACCAGTAGCAGGTTCATTATCAAACATCTCAGCAGTGTTATCCTTAGCCACTGCCGCTGCTACATACCCATCCTCTTCATCAAACATGGATGCAGCACCGTTACCATACTCTACTAGGTCTAGCACCTGCACACCACGGAGATGCAGCTTCACACCTACCATCTTAGTAGCAGGGATGTAGTAGGTACGTGGCTCAAAGGATACGTTGATACCACTGCCGTTACCAATCAACACACTACCATCCATAGGTGTTAGCTTTGCATCAACAACGATAGGACTCTGGGTGTAGGTAGTACCATCACGCCTCTTTCCTACTGCATCAAGCTTAAACTTGAACTTGATGTCACCAGTATCATTACCCTCTTGGTCTGTGTCTTCTTCAAATGGCAAGTGAGTGGACAGTTTACCCTGTAGCTTAGGGTTAGACTTCACCTCTTCTTCTAGTCGATCATTGACTAGACCTTCAAGATAGTCACTCAACTTTGCTGCTTCTAGTTGTGGCTTAAGTAAGTCCACAGAGTATACACCATCAGGATTAAACTTGGTGTCTGGTTCAAACACCTTAACCCACATGGCCTTACCTGCAACACTCTTGTTCTTTGCTTTGGTCATATTAACTCCTAAGTAAATGTTTAGTTATGCTTCGGCTATAGGTCAACTTTAGAAATCAGGCAAAGAAATAGTCTGACTCCATCACCCTTGATAGGTTCAAGCTACCCTTAGTCGGAGGCTGTGGTATTGTACTGTCACCAAGGGTGGCAACAGCATGGTCACGTAGCTCTTGTAGTACGTCATACTTCTGGTACATATCTACAAAGGCTTCGCGTAGTGTATGGCTCATGATACCCATGTTAGGACTGTGTGTCCCATAGCTGTCATGCACCATGCTAAAGTCCATCATGTTAGTGTCAAGACACTTGTTGATGGTGAACGTCAGGGCTGCTGCATCCAACGAGTGGATGAAGTTTGGACTAGCCCCTGTTGAGATACGAGAACGGTTCACACTGTCCTGTAACTCCTGCTGGTAACTAAGGTAGACTAAGTTACCATCAATGTGTGTCTTGATGAGCCGCTTCTTTGTATTGTAGTACGGCTGCACCACAAGAAAGTTTGTTGGTGTGATCCACTCCATGTGCTTATTAGCTGCACCGTAGTGTGAGCCTACCTCCTTCACATAGTCCATAACCTGCCGTGCTGAAGAGATAGTCTCATTGATACCCTGCCACACATGCTTGGCTAGGTACACACCCACACCAAACAGGTCATCACCAAATGGATTAGGCATACCCTTCTTAATTATTTTGTCATCAATAGCCTCCTGTATATACTCACGACAGGCATGTTGTGTACCGGAGTAGGGTACAATCATCACTGGTCTCTTGGTCAGTGACCTGTCTATTCCAAACTCTAGACACTTCTTTGCAAGCTCATCACCCTGCTCTGCATCAGCAGTAACTAGGGCAGTTGCTCGTGCTGCTACATCTGAGTAGATGTCTGACGGTACATCGTTAGGCACTAGGTTAGTAGCCCTGCCACCCTTCTCATCTAGTAGGATAGCAGACAGGTGCTGTAGTCCATTGCAGCTACCATCAGCAGCACAGGGTAGGTGAGTATAGAAACCCCACCCCTCACGCAGTAGGCCATACCACTCAAAGCACCAGCCTAGGAATTGCCAAGGCTTGTCTGCCGTAGTCCACCATAGATAGTCTAGTGGGTTCTCAGCACACTTAACAATGTCAGCCTCGTTATCCCATGCCCACTGGATGCGGTCAGTAAACGACACCTTGTCGTTACCAAACAGGTTAGCCCCATGTATGGCAAGCCACTGGGCATCCTCGTAGTTGTTAATAGGGAAACCATTGTTGAACAATAACAATGCCTTACCCCAGTCAGCCACCTGTGGTGACATGAAGGACTCGACAGGATACTTGCGTGACCTGAAGTCTAGTTGCCATACAAAGTAAAACTCTGAGTGCTTAGCGTAGTCCTCTGCAATCTGTAGCGTTCTCTCTACCTGTATCCTGCGTGACATAGACTTACCGTTGTGTGTATAGATACGACTACGGTTCTTAGCCCAGTCCTTGTATACGTTTCTCTCCTCATCACTCAAGTCTTGTGGGTCTTTGTCGAATGGGTAGGCTGGTAGGTCTAGGTCAAACCTAGGTGGTAGACCAGCCCACTCCTGTCCACTGTCCCATGCCTGACGCATGACCTCTAGCACTTTGGTATCAATAGTCCACGGTGTACGCTGTAGTCCATTGACTGCCTTGTACTCTAGGCTCATGTCCTGCTGCCTTAGTCTATCAAGGTATAGTTTACTGTTCTGTTTCAATGTACCCTCACTAATGCTAGATCGTTGATAGCCTCACTGTGATACCCACCACCTATAACATCCGTCCAATCCTTGGGTGGAATGATAGAGGGTGCGTAGCGTGGCCTCTTGGTTTCTTGATACAGGTTGAACTTCCTGACCCACTCAAGAGTGTCGGGCGTAGCCTCAAGGTAGGTGACTGTCTTGTTGTTGCGTTGTCTATGCTTACTTAGCTTGACCAGTGCTGTCTTGACAATGACCTTATCAATGAGCCTCATGCCCACATGGATACGTTCCTCATTAGTCCATTCAGTTTCCTTCTGCTCTGTTGAGTTGAGTTTGTGTACCAAGCCCTGTCTCTTGTGTAACTTACTGCTCTTCTCATTAGCCTTCTTGATAAGCAGCTTGGCTGGCTTACCATCCGACTCAATCCACTGGGTCAAACGCTTCTGCAATTCCACGTTCATCCCTACGATACGAGCCACCTTGGTTAGAGTGTAGTGCTTTGACACTTCGTCAACCACTGACACCAGAGTAAGGTAGGCTATCTTGTGTGCATCCATCCCGCTTAATTTTTTCTTGGCAATATCACGGTTGGATGTGGTGTCCTTTTGTATATCTGTTACCCCATCGGCTAGTGCGTTTACGATACCAGCAATAGCTGCCCTGCCATGCTGAGTGTTACTCTCAATGCCCTTCTCTAGTAGCTTGTTAGTGTTGTGCTGGTATCTATCGACACCTGCCTGTAGCATCTGTCTTTCTAGTTCGATCTGTTCTTCTAGTGTTGCCATGTTTTTCCCCCAATAAAGTTATGAGTGAAGATATCGTTATAAATACCACAAGAAGGACTGGAAGTAAACCTAAAACTGCAAGATAGATTTTCAATTTAAATACCTCAGTTCGTTGTCATCCCAGTCAGGTGTAGTGTCGTACTCAA